TCTTTGTCTTCGGTAAGAACTTCTATATCATTGTTCTGTTCCGTTATCAGTCTCATCATCGTTTTCCTTGGTTTCGTTTTCATCTGGATTGCGATTAATCACATCCGCTGTCTCATCAGGTGAGGCTTCACCTTCTGGAGGAAGTCCAGTTGGTTTACCATCGTCAGGCACATGCGGGAACATGCGATTAGCAATATCCAACTTGCTGGTATCAACAGCCGCAGCCGCTTTTACCTGCAACATATCTTTGAGCTTATCTAGAGCATCTGCTCTGTCGTTATCCCAAAGTAAATCAACGATTTCTCGTTCTTGTGTAGCCATAATGTAACGTTGTCTGTAATTTATTTAGCACCGTTCGCCTTTTGAGGCGCGGGTTTTAATGCTTGCTTGGTCTGTGCCTTCTTTAATTCTACGTCTGCTTCCGCGGCCGCTTGGTCAGTTTCCATTGCAGCAGTATCTATTGCTAGTAACTCTGATGGGGGTAATGCAAGTCCATTCTTAATATCAGCATCCATCTCCATATCAAGCTCTTCCATCTGTTGAGCAGTCTGACCTAGAACATGTTGGCGAACATATGTAGTAGAGAAATACTTACCAATGAACGGATCCAACTGTGTGATTACATTCAGTTGCTCGGTGAGCATCTCAAGGTTCTTAAGTTCCGTGAAATGATTATCATAGAGATAGTCATACTGAATATGCTCTTTTAGATCTTCCCAATCCTCAGGAGTAATAACACTCTTAAGTATTAGCTGAGTTTTTAATGCATCCTGGAATAGTTCGCTGAACTTTTTACGGAGCTTACCAACGAACTTAGTGAATTTTAATTCATCTCTGGTGATCTCAGATGACCTACCAAGGTTAAATGATGTCTGAGAATCTAGTCTACCAGCAGGAACATTTAACGATTTGTAAAGTTTTGTTTGGAAATATTGCACGTCTGTAAGCTCTCCAAGGTTCTGACCACCTGGAAGAGTAGTAATTTCTGTGCCTCTACCCCCTTCTCTACGTGGAAGCCAGAAATCTTCCATCATAGACATGTATTTTCTATCGTCTCTTATCTCACCAGTGGCAGCATCGTATACTAATTTGTTACGATATCTTCCCATAACTTCACGAAGATACTGTTCCGCTTTAACTTTCGGAAGATTACCTACGTCGATATAGAATATTCTACGCTCTGGTGCACGAGATATACGATAGATAACCAAAGAATCTTCAATCATTCTAAGTTGATTGAGTACTTTGATACCTTTATGCAAATAAGAAAGCACGATATTTCTATTCGTATCCATGATACCAGAGGTAACATAGGTTATCGCATCTTTCGCAATCTTAATTCCGCTATTAGCAGAGGTGTTATTTAAACCTTTGGGGTTGTATATAAAATACTCTTCAGAAGAACCGAAGTCATACTTCATAAATTCATCTGCAGTCTTAGGCTTATTAATCTGCCTGACTTTTTTAATCTTTGATGGATCAATATATCTTACTTCTTTAATGCCTTCTTGGGGTGCATCTAAATTAATTACTTTATGATAATATAAACGCCCATCGATATACCATCTACGGAACATCTCATGGGCTTTGGAATCAAATCCAAATAAGTTTTTAATATAATCAAACTCAGTACGGATCATCTCCTTAACACTTTCACTAACCTCAAGGTTATCAAGGTTAACATGTACTGGACTATCGTTCTGATCAGATACTATTGCTTCATGTAAAATATCTTCAATGGCGGAATCCACTTCTGGATGCATCGCCATCTCACGATACTTTTTCACCATATCAAATTCGGTCTTAAAGTTACCGTCTAGGTCAAGATATTGACCATAGTAACCTCCCGCAATATAACTGGTTGCGCCGTCCTCGCTGGAAGGCTGAATAGGTGACGGAGCACGTTCCTTTTCAGCTTTCTTCCTAAACGAGAAACCGAATAACTCTGCCATAATATTTGTGGTTTCTTTTCCTGTACTATTTAGTTAGGTTCAGGAAGTGGCGGAATCAGATGTTCTACTTACTAAGTTCTCACCAGGACCAAATGTTTCGTGGTACTGATAAGCGAACTCAACATCAAACTCTTCATAAGAGTCGTTGTTATCGTAAGCAACTGAAATCTGAGATACGCTAACTGGGAATGCTTGTACCAATTTGTACTTACGAATCTCTTTAAGAGTTCCGTCTCCAGTACCTTTCTCACCACCAAACTTATCTAGTTGTGAAATAGTGATGTCTTCCCAAGTGTCAACAATATCTGCAGTAGCAGTATTAGTATCAACACCATTAGTTAATTGGATCCACTTCTCGTATGCACCTCTTAGTGCGAAGCTGTCATCCATATAGAAGGTTGATGTCCATGTCTCATAAGTTCTGTCTCCAGGAACTTTAATAACACGACCACGGAAAGGAAGTTCAACTGTACCTACGTTAGTTGCTGGTAATGCAGCAGACTTACAAAGATAAGGAACTATTTTACCACCTTCAGCACCCTGAATAGTAGGTGCTGTTACTCCAGCTGGAAATTTATGTTCTACTGAAAAGAGGTTAGGTCTTACACCGCCTCTAATTGCCTTTTGGAATTCTAAAATTCCGAGTGCAGTTTTAGCCATTTTTAGATTGCTCCGTTAGTTATCTGCGTGGGACGACCTCTTCAAAGCTAACACCTGTGCGTGTAGCAATAAAGGTCAGTGTGATAAAGTTGATTGAGCGTGCAGGCTTGATGTAGAAATCAGCCTTAAACTCATTAGCGTCAATGACTGCACCAGTATTATTAGTGCTATCACACACAACTAAGAAATCAGTGATACCTCTTTCGGCTTGAATACCTCTAAGATATGGTTCAACAACATTCTTATAGTTGTTACGTGTGAACTCGTCATTAAGTTCAAAGAGTACCCCCTTCGCAGCGTTGCCTAATGTCTTCTCTATCACATTGAAGAGACGGCGAACGTTGATGCGATCAAATGCAGATGGTGAAGCGAGAGCTGTTTTGTCACCAAAGAGTACGATGCCCTGACCAGGAAGACTGGTTATTGGGTTAATTCTCTTCTGGTATAATGTATCTCTTTCGGATTTTGTTGGTGAGTATGCTAGTTTAACAGCATTCTTAATTGCACCACGATTCAAACCAGCAGGTGAGAACCAAGGTAACCCGTTTGCAGTGGTAGCAGCGCATAGTCCAGCAACATCTCCGTTGCAAGGAACGTAACGATACTTGTCACTAAATCTGTCGTAGATATACTTCCAAGTATTATCAAACACACCGAATGATGTTGATTGAAGATTTGTATAGAAGTCAACTACATTGTCTGTTTGTGTTGCAGAGTTTGTTACTCCAACAACATCTCCTCTATAAGGTGAAAGGAAACCTACACAATCTTTACGTGCAGAAGCAATAGTTAGAACTGATGCTGCAACCGCCTTTGTATTTGCTTTGTTTGCAATGTCTCCTGGACCTTGAAGAAGATAATCGATCTGAACTGTTTCAGTATCAGCGAACTCTTGAAGTCCTGTAATGATCTCTCCAGATGTTGCACCTAAAGTCTCAGCACCTTTTGCTAAGGTGTAAGTTGTAGGAGCACCGAAGAGGTCAAAGGTTGTTGTACTACCACTACCAGCATTGTTTGTTCCAGCAATGTTACCACCACTAACAGTCTGGTTAGCACTAATATCATATACTGCAGTTTCGTGAGCACCCCAGTAAACGAAATTAGATTGATCAAGAATTATTTGTGGGTAGTAGTTACCAGCACCTTGAGCAGTTTTACCATTGTTTGCTTTAGAAGCATAAGTAAACTTCTCAAGTAAAGTATTTGGTGTACCAGTGATTACTCCAGTAGAATCCCAAACAGCGATATGTACTTCATCGTTTGCACCACCGCGAGCTGCTACGTGAGTAGAAGTTCCTGGACGTGGACCAATAGATGACCATTTAAGACCAGCGAACACCTCTTGTGCATCATACCAGTCAGAAATTGTAGTAACGTTAAGGTCGGTAACACCGTTCTCAACGACATCGGAAGTTGTCCAAATATCAGAAGTAATTATTGAAACTGTATTAGTACCAGCATCCCAAGCGTAGATGTATCCAGACTTGTTAGCAGAGGTGTTTGCAATTTGAGTACCGATGGTCGTTGTGGCTAGAGCACCATCAAGTTTCAAAGAAACATCAGCACCTTTGTCAATAACACCAACCTTAATGGCATTACCATCAGCACCTACATCTCTTGCTGCCCACTTAAATGGGTTAGCAGTTGCACTAAAATATACTGCTTCGTATACGTCCTTAGTCGTAATAGAAAGAATGTATGGAGAAGTTGTACCGTCATCTGAAGCAGTCAATTGTCCACTTGTAGCACAACGAACTACATCAAGTACACCACCATAAGATAAGAAACTAGCGGCTGTCCACCATGTTTCAGCGTTTGCATCAGATGGTTCCCCAAATGTGTCGAGTAGTTGAGATTCTGTAGTTATACGTACTGGTGACAATACTGGTCCCTTAGCAAATGGACCTGCGATTGCACCTACGTTTACCTCAACCGTCTCAATCGAACCGAGAGTCAGATCTCTTTCCTGGATCTCTACCCCTGGCGATAGAAGCGTGCTAGCCATGCGTTTACTCCTGATGATAAATCAATTTTTTCCTAAAATTATTTATTAAAAGGTACTTCTTCAGCGATACTCCCACATAAATGATCTATCCCCATACTCATCTAGCCTTCTCTGTTCTGGATCTTGCTCATTCATATCGATAGTCCAAACGTTTCCTTCGTTATCAATAATAGCATCATCTTCCAATCCATCATCAATAAAACCAAAAGGAGCCATGTCCTGTTCTATCTGATGCTTTTGTTCTTCATATATTCTTCTACGGATATCCTGATCCGTCATTTCCTTGAAGTATTCCTGCTGTACTAACCAAGCAAAGATAACCAAACACATTACTAAGTCATCATTATATCCTTCATCTGCCTCAAAGCTTTGCTTGTTCTGAATGAAGGTTGTTAGTTCAGCAACAACGTTATAATCCTTAACAATTAACTTATCATCCTCTACAAGTGTCTTCAAGTTAGAGCATCCCTGTGCCTTAACTGTCTTACTCATCTTGACACCCATCTGTGTTTTAGTACCTGAGAAACCTTGACCCACTACCTGTCCAGCACGTCCTCTCATAGCACACATAAGAACATTCTCATACTCAACATCATAGAATAGACTTGAAGCAACCGCTTCCCCGATGTCATTTACTTCTATGAGTACATGAGCTTTATTATAATTATTTGCCACGTTGTAAACAACGTTCGGCAATAGCATAGGTCGTATCTCATTATTCCTATACTTTGCTACTAGTTTCCACGGAGCCTTAGATATATTAATAACCACAAACGCACTGTAGTCCTGAGAAAGTCCACGAGATACATCAACGCAAATAATATAATCGTTATTATCAACAGGGTTTTCATAAACATCCAATCCAGCATTACTAGTCATTATATCATCATACACCAGAGTTCTCAACTTAGCTGGGTTGATGAGTGTGTCAACAGATCCTAAGAACTCACAATCAAACTCTTGAGTGAACTGTCTTACCGAAGTGTTTGCAATAGTGGTCTCTTTCCATTGAGCATCTCGCCCTGGAACTTTAGACCAATGAACCTCTGACCATGCATATCCATTCCTACCTTTCTGAGCATCAACCCAAAGTTTGTAGAAATGATTCATCCCATTCGGCGTTGAGATGATGATTACTTTTGTTTTTGTACCAGACGTAATAGTAGGATAAACAGAACTAAAGAATTGTTCTGCGATATGATTTGGGATAAAGGCGAACTCGTCGAGGAAAATGATATTGAACGACATGCCTCGGACAGCACTTGCAGATGTAGAAGCTGCCAGTATCTTTGATCCATTTTCTAACTCCATACTACCTTTGTTGTAAACAACAATACCCTGTTGCATCCACTGGGGTAGTTGTTCATATGCTAACTGTAGTCTTCCTAAAAGATCCCTCGCAGTGGAGAGTTTGTTAGCAAGAATACCGACGTTAACGTTATCATTAAACAGAACATAATGAAGTAAGTAGGAGACACACGTAGTGGACTTACCAGTCTGACGAGGCAACTTAGCAATGTTGAACCTGTGTTTGTGGAATTTTTCAATGAGCTCCTGTTGAAAATCCCACATTTTAAATGGGACAATACCTTCATCAAGAGATATAATCTTGATGTAATTCATAGCAAAATATACAGGATCCTCTTTACACTTGAGGTACTCCTGTATTTGTTCTTGGGTGAAATTGATCTCAGTCCCAACCTTTTTTAGATTAGGGTTACCAAGATAATGGTCAGCTGTTGCCATTAAAGCACCACTCCGAATACTATACTGTATCTATAAATGTGAGGTTCTGTTGGACCCAATCCCCTATGTGGTAGGTGGGAAGGAAATACTAGTATTCTTCCAGGAACATACTCATGCTCTTCCAACATATCAATACCGTTCTCAGCAAATATTTGAAACTTACCACCCCATTCTTGTTTCCAAGTTGGGTTAGGGAAAACCAACATCGTTTTACTATCCCAATCTTGAGGACCATTAGAATCGATATGGAGTGTTCCATCACATCCAGAATGTTGAAGGTTGATATCTATTCTTGACAAATATATATCCCTACTATCAACACCTTTCAACCTACAAAGAAATTCAAACATACTAAAGAATGTAGGGGCATTCTCGTTGTCCAAATAATCTATAATATTAGGATGCTCTCTATTAAAAATTTGAGATCCAAATAATCTGTGAGTACCTGTTTGGTGATAAGGCCATGATGCAGCATTTGCAACATTACAAGCCCTGTACCTTAACCTACCTTGGAGTATCGAAAATATTTCATGCAAGTATTTTGCATCAAACTTATCATCATATATTTCACAAATCATCTATTAAATTCTAGCCATTGTTCAGCAGATTTTCTATCCTCGAAATAGTGAAAGTGTCTACAGAGCTGAACAGTAAACTGTTTAACATCTGTATTATATCCAATTACACCTTCGTAGTCTTCCCAATCTGGGTCAAGACGATCTTCTGGTATTGTAGTCATGGGACACCTCGGACTTCGTTATCTCATATTCTAGCATAGATTTGAGCATTTTGGCTCGAGTGGAATCTCCAAAAGCCTCAAGAACTTTAAGTTCTGCTTGTAGTTCATCAATTCAGTTCATTATATAGGTGTCCTTTTTTATTTCTTTTTGTTGTGTTGCGCCCAGGCAAATGCGTAGGCTTTGTCCTTTCCTACTTTTTTCTTTAATGCTTTAACTTGCTTCTCTCTTCCAGGAGGTGCATCTTCTCCGAAAATGCCACCAACTACAGGAGGTATTGCTTGCTTATCTGATCCTGCTTCATAGTGTCCATCATCAACTCTTGGTTTCTTTTTTCCCTTCTTCTTACCCTCAGTAGCTAATATAACAGGACCATCTGTTGGATCCGATTCATGATACTTGATCACCTTACTGTTAGGATAGACACTTTGTGCTATCTTCTGTGCTTGAGGTCTCTGAAGTTTTTGTAACTTAGATCTAAACACAGTGATATCAAATTCTCTACCACGCCATACGCATGTGAGAACATAGTACCTTCCATACATTGTAGGGATTCTTGTCGTCATTATGCAGATACAACGTTGCAATCTTTATCATGACGTTGATATGCTGCAGGAGTTCTGGCAGTGTTGTCAGTATTCCTTGCCTGATATGTACCAGGTGTCCTTGCAGAATTGTCAGTATTACGAGCTTGATAGTCTGCGTTCCAATCCTTATAGGTCTTAGTAGCCCAACCTTCATTTCCAGAGAAATGGTTAACAGTTGTACTGCCTGGTTGAGGACTTACGGGATTACAGTTTTCGTCGTTTCTTTGATATGCCATGTGATTATTTATCAGTCTTCTTAGCTGCGTCTTTCAGCATTTTTTGAAGGTCAGCAGTACTACCAACAAACAATGAGTTGTTAGTAACTACCTTCTTAGCACTCTCTTCCTTGACAGCTTTTTTGTCTTTCTGTAGTGCCATTAATTTATCAGCAACGTCCCCGACGTGTTTGATGAGTTGTCCAGCAACTTCATATGCTCTAGGGTGATCAGAAGACATAGCCAAATCAAGAGCACCGTTGACAGCTTCTTGTCCCTTATCCACCAATAGGTAAAGGTTTCCTCGTGCGTATTCATAATCATCCTGTACTTGATCTTGTCCATCAACTTTTTTAAGTTGATCTTTTCTTGTACTGCACCCACCTTCAGGTGTAGTACTAACCACTGTTTCTACAGTTTTAAAGGCTTCATCCAACCCACTCATAGTATCTTCCATGGTACTTTTCTTTGCCCAGTTACTCATAATAAGCAGTAGTCTCACTAAATCCAAAGTCATCATCACTAGTTAATAATGCATCATCAGTTGCATCAATCAAATCTACTGGTGTACCAGATACTGCAGCTGCAGCAGTGGTTCCATTCTGTGCTCTACGTACAGATAGTTTGTTTGGTGAAGTTTTACTCTTGACATAGAATACTTCATTACCAATCTCAATGTAAGATTGAGTAGGAATGTTAGTATAGTCTTGAACTTCAATAGTAAGATTTCTTGCGGTGATAGCACCTGCAAGTTCTGTAGTACCATCCTTGTTCTTGTCGGTAAGTGCTTTCGGTGTAACCTGATAAGCAATCTGCCTTGTAGCTGTAAGTTTGGAATCTGTAGCAATATCGACTTTTGCCTTTTTGATAGGACCAGCAGTTCCAACAGGACCAAAGATGTATGTCTTACAGGTAAACTGCATTGTGACTAGAGTTATCTTTCTATCATCGAAAGTTCCCTCATAGTCATCACTATAAGATACACTATTAAGAATGATAGGTATATCTCTATAGTCCTTCATATCATCAACCAGTTTAATGGTCATTTGATATGATGGTTGAAACACAGGTAAGATCTGTTCCATAATCTCCAATGTTTCATCATTAGTTTTAGAGATGCAATTCAATTCAAAGTCAATGTTATAAGGAACGGGTGTCATCTGTTTCTTAACAGCATTGGCACCGTCTGCCTTAAGGGACATAGTTATAGGACTTAGTTTCCTAGAACTATCATAACTAATACCCGTCATCTCAAATGATAAACGAGGCAGAGTAATAGCAACCTTAAGGTTAAGGTCTGCTTGTTGCTCAAGTCTCGCTAAGAACTTTTGTCGAGGACCATAAGCTAAGGGTACTTTCATTCTGCTATAAACAGAACCATCCTTATTTTCCTTACGGACTTCTATGTTATTAAAAAGCGTACCAAATCCTATTACGCACTTTCTAATAATTTTATTGTATGTGTATGCACCTAACATTACAAGTTACCTGCTAATCCAAATGGGTTTCCTTCACTGAAATCAATAATATCATCAGCTTGTGTCTCAAATGTGACACTCTCACTATATTTAGGATCAACTGTCAGCATTTCATTCCTACTATCTAGTACCATAGTAGCACCAGAATCTGCTCCCATGATTAATTCACCTATACTAAATGTTGCGGTTGGGTTCTTAAGTTGTATCCAACCTTCCTGAGAATTCCAATCAACAAGCTGTGCAACTGCTCCAGTTGTACCACCCGTAACCTGTTCTGGAACTGTAAATGTTCCTGTCAGACCAGCAGGGGCAGCAGTGAAAGCAGCAGTAGCAGCAGTGTATCCACTACCTCTATTGGTAATATCAATTACCTTTACACTCTTATACTCAGATCCACCACTAAGAATATTAATGGAAGTCAAGACTCCATTAGTAAATGTTGGTGTTAGAGTTGCTGGTACTCCTCCAGAATCAGGAGATGTTATTGCAAGAGTTGCTCTATCTTGGTCATAACCAGATCCACCATCAACAATGTTGACAGATCTAATCTCACCTTCTTTAACAGTGGCCCTAATCAGTGCAGGGGTAACAGGTGATCCACCATCAGCAGTTATATTAACTAAGTATGCAGCTGCTGTAGCTCCTGTACCGTCTCCACTAATAGTAACTGTGGGAGTTTCATTATACTTAGATCCATTTGCACTAATGTAAATTTGCTCAACCTCATCACCATCAAGAACTACTGTACCAGTAGCAGTTACACCATTCGTAGGTAGGTAGTAATGTTTAACAGTGTAACCGTAATCAACGAGAGCCTCATCATCCTCAAATAGATCACCCTGCTCATCACTGTACTCGAAGAGCTCACATTTGAGTTTGTAAACATATCCTTTACCAAGCTGATAGAACGGTTCTTCATGTTCTACAAACTTAATCTCAAAATAATTACATGTTATTGGAAAATATATTAAGTCTCCTTCCTGAGGTCTTTCTGCTACCTCAATAGTTTTTCCTTTATCTAGCATCAAGAACTGAGAGATAAAGTCTGAGAATCTTTGCTGTGAAATAACCATAGTTATTTCATCAGTCTGTCTTATACCAAACTTAGTAAGTAAATCTCCACTACCACCAAACCCTTCTGGGTTCTCTAAATATGCTTCTATAATATAAGAGTCATCAAATTCAGAGACTACCTCTTCATTGAAAACTCCATCTTTTTGAACAAGCTTTCTCGGACAGTACAGGACATCCATCCCAAACATCTTGAGATGTTCCTCCACAATATTCTGTAAAAGGAACTGTTCATTCCTAGTACCATGTGTGAAATAAGTATTCCTCATCCGATCATATCAAGTGGCATGGTTTCGTAAACAGTGAGCATCTCCTCTTCGAGCTTCTCAACTGCAGCCTTACCTTCATTGTAAATGAACTCACCATTCATTGTGATACCACCAGGTAACTGTGCTCCCTTAAACTTAATGAG